ATCACGATATTCGCAGCGTGCAAAGCTGCCCATGCGGGTATTCGGGAGTGTATTGACCTTTACCAAGACTTTAAGAAAGATGGTAAAGATGTAGCTGATATTGTGGGTGACATTGGTAAGAACTTGGGTGCGTTCTTCACGCATCAGGAAGCCTTTAAAGAGGCTGAGAAAGAGGCTAAAAAGAACCCTCTTCCCAAGAATATCTCTATCAATGAAGAGGCCATGAACAGGATTCTGCGTCAACAACAGATTGAGCAGATGGAGACTGACCTCAGAGAAATGATAATCTACCAGATTGGAATGCCTGGTCTTTGGTCAAAGTTTGTAGAGATGAGAGAGGTGGTCAGAAAAGAGCGAGAAAAAGTCGAGCGTGAACAAAAAAAGCCTTGGAGTTGGCTGCTCTCAAAAGACGGCAGTTCATTGACAAATGGCAAGTTCGTGCAGCGCTATTGGCTGGCTGTTTTGTCCTCCTGACAGTCTTCTCTGCTCTCATGTATGCCATTCATGTTGACTATCAAAAGAGTAAAGATGGGAGTGTTAAATGAGTTGGATTGAAAGCATAGCCCCTACTATTGCCAGTTGCTTAGGCGGTCCACTCGCTGGCCTTGCTGTGGAGGCCGTATCCAAGGCCATAGGGGTTGACCCTAGTGCCGTACAAGACACCATCAATTCAGGCAAACTCACTGCTGACCAAATAGCCAGTATCCAGAGTGCTGAGATAGCCCTGAAAGCAAAAGCTCAGGAGATGAACCTAGACTTTGAGCAATTGGCTGTACAAGACAGAAAGTCTGCTCGGGATATGCAGACTACCACCAAGTCTTTTATTCCTCCCCTACTGGCTCTAATCATCACTCTAGGCTTCTTTGGTATCCTAGTGGGTATGATGACAGGCAAGGTGACCTCTAGTGATGCTTTGATGCTCTTGTTGGGTTCTCTAGGCACCGCCTGGACTGGGGTAATTAGCTTCTATTTTGGGAGTTCTGCTTCTAGTCAGAACAAAGACCAGTTACTTCACCAGAGTACGCCTACAAAATGACACTACTCACAGAACACTTTACTCTAGAGGAGCTGACCCATACTGACCACAGGGAGTTAGACAACACCCCTAGTGAGTATGAAAAGGCTAATCTTGTGCGCTTGGCAGTGTTCCTAGAGTTGGTGAAAAAGACTCTAGACGGCAAGCCTATTATGGTGAACAGTGCCTTTCGCAGTGAGGCCGTCAATACAGCCTGTGGATCAAAATCTACCTCACAGCACCGTCTTGGGTGCGCTGCTGACCTGAGAGTACCTGGTATGACCCCAGATGAAGTGGTCAAAGCTATCATTGGAAGTGACTTACAGTATGACCAAATTATTCGTGAGTTTGACCGTTGGACTCATATATCTGTGCCTAATAGTCCTAATGACAAACCTAGACTACAACGGTTAATCATAGATAAAGAGGGGACACGTTTATATGCCTAAACGCAAGAATCCATCATTATCAGTAGGACGAGGAGAGAAACTGCCAGTATCCAGAGGGGGAGGGTTGACAGCCAAAGGACGAGCAAAGTACAACAAAGCAACAGGGTCAAAACTGAAAGCACCCCAAAAATCAGGACCAAGGCATAAATCATTTTGTGCGAGAAGTTCAAGTTGGACGGGCGAGCGTGGTAAGGCTGCCCGTAAAAGATGGGGTTGTCGTTAAGGAGCTGGTAACAGGCCACCCTCAAAGAGGTAGCTACCCATGTGTCCTAGTTGTGCCCAAGGTGCTGCCCATATCTTGATGCCATGTTTACGGCACAGGTAACAGAAAGCATAGTCTTCAGAGAGTAGTCTGCCAGTCTCAGGCTCTATCATCACGGGGAAGAACTCGTGGATGATGTCTTGTTTGATAGTCCCAGAAGTATCCAGTACGTCATTGACATAACTATTGACGTGCTTCTTCATCTTGGTCAGAGCAGTCTTTTTGATGAGCATAAACCCTGTACCGCCATTCCATATCTGGACAGGCTTGTTGACAGGCACGGTGACCTCACCAGAGTAGTTGACGAGGTTCACCACCAAGCTACCCGTGTACTTCTTGAGTTGGTCTACAGGAACACCATTGTCCACAGCATTCTTCACGCCTTGCCAGTTAATTTCTTTCTTAGGATAGATACCGCAGATAACGTCCACATCTGCTTTTACCATGTGAACTAGGTCATTGGGATTAAACTTGATGTCAGCGTCTATGAACATGAGATGGGTGTAGGTATCATTTCTCATAAATACGCTTGCCAGAGCGTTTCTAGCCCTCTGTATGAGGCTTTCGTTGAACATAAAGGAGAAGCTCGACTTGATGCCGTGCTCTGCCAATAGTTTCTCTAAGGGTAAGAGTGACTGGACATAGAATCCCGAGCACATTCCCCCATACATGGGTGTTGCTATAAAGATATGGGGTTCTTTTACAGTCTTTACTTTCTTGACGGGTGTCTTTTTAGTTGCCATTTTCTTCATCCTTTTGTTGTTGTTCATCAATCCATTGAAGTATTTGTTCTAAAGTCCACAGTTTGACTGTTTCAGATGGAGCAAATGGTTTTGGAAATCGTCCTGTGGCAACCCAAAGATGAATGGTTGACTTGGCTAGAGTTGTGAATTTAGATACGTCATCTATACGCATCAACTGTTTAGGGTGCATTTCTTTCAGTTCAGTTTCCATTGTTGTTCCTTGTTGGTTAGAAAAAGGCAGACTGAGGGGTATCAGCGTGTCTGCCAGACACTGTTCCTAACCTCTGGATTGCCCAGAAGCACCACCCCCACTTGGAGTTATATAGGACATTCCGTCTTCAAATCCTTGTTTATAAGCCTTAGCCATCATCTCAGCACCGAGTACTATGAAATGTCTAAGAGTCTCATCACGTACTTTCCCTTGGAGTTCTTGCTCCATCCAACCACGTAAATCTTCCATCCTGCCTCCCTTACCCTTGATAGGTATTCAGACTCTTGTATCTTTTTAACCCTAGCAGCCACCCCCGTAGAGGTGCACTGGACTGCCAGAGTCTCATCTTTCTTGATAGCCAAGATGTCGATAAACCCAAACAGGTCCTGTCGAATCTTGACATGTGGGTTCCACTTCTCCACGATAGCGCACAGGTAACCCTCTTCCCTAAGATAGGCCAGAGTGCGCTGTGTGGGAGTTAGACTAGATGCCATTAAAAGGGAATCGAGTCGTCATCATCACGTTTCCTGTAGTTGGTCTTAGGACCTTGTCTATAGGTAGGTGTGACCTCTTTGGGTCTGTCCTTTTCCATGTTTTTCTCTTTGGCCCAAGTGTTCTCTTTGACTGAGAGCATAGGCTTGCCGTTTCTAGTCTCTTTCTGCCAGACATCGAACTTGATACGTTCACCAGCCTTGTAGTCCATCTTGAGAATCATTGAGCCGTCAAAGTCTGGTGACTGCTCGTACTTCTTGTTTTCAGGAGCTGTGTAAAAGAGTATTGCGTACCCTGGCTTTTCTTCAAACTTGTTATCCATGTTGTATTTCCTTTCTGTGTAATGTGTAACGGGCGTATTCTTTCCCATCTTCTCTAACCATTTTTGTACTGATGTCGTGTCCCTGTTTTCTAAGAACCTCAATATGTGCTGCAAGTCGAAAGCTCCCGTATTCTTTTAGTGCTTCTTGTGGCGTGATGGGAGCGTATTCCAAGTGCTTCAAGATTCTGTATCGCTGTGTTCCAAATCGGGACGTATCAGGGACAGCTCTCGCTTTGGGTCAACATTGACCCCCTCACTTGCCAGTGCAGCCTTAATCTTGGCCTTGTCGATAGAGTTAAGAGTCATTACAAACTCTGTGTTGCATTCTGACAACTGTGCCAACTTCTCTAGTTTCTGCTCAAAGTCAAACTTAGGTGAACTATTGATGCGTACTGCCATGCTGACATACCCCTCTGTCCACTCTTCCAAAGTATGGTGAGTAGAGTAGGGTTTATCAGAGTTGGGAACCATTAGCTTGAATGCCCCGTCTGCGTCTTCAAACTCATCTTTAGCCACTTCTTTAACGAGCGTAACTGGAGCCTGTGGTAGAGGACTCGGGTCTTGTCTGGGAGGGCTAAAATTCTCTGTCTCTTCAGGCGTGTAGACACCCACGACACATCCTGGATAGACTGCCCTGATACCCTCGGAAATGCACCGTGCTCTGAGCATCGCTCTTGGATAGTTCTTCCAATTATCTTTAGACGCAATGCCAATGAGTTTCGCTTTACTGAGTAGCCAGGAAACCTCCAGAGTCCCGCCTTGTGGATGGCTAAATATTCCCGTGACTTGCTCATCTGTGTACGTCTCCCATTTGACTGACCCCCCAGCTTGCTGAAACCTGGCTAACATTGCATCTGCTTTCAAGGCTGGACGGCCTTGGATGACATGGAAGTCTCGCATAGCAATGGCTGGGTGTAGGTTCTCTGCTTGGCACAGGAGCATGATAGCCATCGCTTCTTCAGTGCTCTTAAATCCAAACATCTTGGACTTGGCAGCCACTTCTGCCATTGTCTGGATGTCTCCAATAGGTACTAGGTTATTCATCTTGATGCTCTCTTTCTTTCATCATTTCGTCTGCAAATTGATAGGCAATGTGTGCGACAAATTCATTGGGTTTAGACTGGACAAGGGCTTGCATGGCAAGACCAGCGAACCAGTCCCGTAAATCCATCCCATCACTGGTCACGCTAAGACCAGATGTGGGGTGTCTGTAAAAATATGGAAATGCTTTCATTTCAGTAAGAACCTACGTGAGCCTGGTATAGGACGCTGAAACTGCTTATAAATGTCAGGCATGGCAGATTCAAAGAGCTTGGCATCAAACTTAATGGATGCTTTAGCAGACTTCCAAGTAGCCAGTGTCTTCCCGTCTATAGTCTGTAGACCCCCAGCTTCACCCATATAACCAGTTATCAGGGTCTGTAGAGCCTCTTCAGAGGCTTCTAGAGCCTTTATATTGGCTTTGATAGCAGATAGTGCCTGACAAGCCTCTTCTACGCTCCTAGACGCTGTTTTAAGG